CGCCCTTTTAAACTTCTCTCTCAAGTGTCTATCTGCGCTGGCTACAACCAGTTCAGCACCAGCACTTGAGTTTCCCTTCAAAGAGAAGATACCCCCCGTGAGGGGCCTGGATTCCCAGGGTAGTGTCGCTTAATGTCTGGAGACACTACGAGTTCATTTCTTTAGCTCTGCGCGTGGACTAGCACTCCATTCGCCTTGCTGGCTCGTTGTTTTGCTTCCTCTCGGGCCGCCGTGGCTACAACCACGTCGTCTTTGTGTGAGGTTCGACCAACTTTGTTTTGTTTCTGTCACTTTATTGCCGTTTCTCTTTTTATTTTTCTATTCTGCACTTTTATATGGCCCCGCTGTTCTGCGGGTTGTGAGTTCGCTGATGAACTCGGCCGCATTCATGTACCCTCGCGCCAAGTGGCACGGGGACTCTCCTGGCAATTAAATTTGCTCAAATGGTGATTGCAGCGCGATACGATAATAAAACCCACGGTCCCTGAAGCAATTAGTAGGGTGACTGATGGTAATAAAATTCTGTTCGCGCTCCATGATCTTAAGGAGCTGGTCTTTTACGAAGGACCAGGTTCGACCCCGGTGATGGTACGGCGACAGTTTGGAAGAACGTGTATAGGTGTACTTAACACTACGTAATCCCATGAACCCCTTTCATTTCTTCTCGTTGTTCCCTAATGCTCTTGTTGCCGTTATTGCAACCATGTGTTTCTGCAGCGATGACTCCATTAAGTTTTCGCTCCTCGTTCCCGTTTTGGCAATCTTGATCTGGTGGATCGGCTCCTTATACCTTCCGGAATTGGAGCCTTTTTCCGCATTCTTCCTGGCAAACGTCGTATTTGGCTCTCTTGCTCTGTGTTATGGCGCATCCTTCGACTTCGTACTTTCCTCCACGATGGTTCTCTTTGTCGTTTGGTATGTTGTGCCTTACCATTGGGCTTGGGTGAAGGAAGCCCATATTCGCTATGGTGATTTTCGAGTTGTGCTCGACCTTCTAACCAGTTCCTGCATCCACTATTACGATAAGCATTTTTCTTCGTTTGTCATGCGCTCTGGTTCTTTTGACGCCTATGATTACTTGTGCGTCTTCCAGATTCAAGTTTTGCGACTTTGGTTCAATCCTCCGCTTTCTTTGCTTGCTCTTCTTGTTGAGTGGGCGGAATTTACTTACTTTCGTACTTTCTTTTCCAGCGCGTTCTTTGGCGTTGTGATTCTTTCGAAGTCTTACCCGATTCTTTCTGCCTACTTATTTACTGTGTCTCTTTCTCTTCGGTATGGTACCTCTAGCTCAAAGGTAGTGGGAGTTTGGATGGCCTTTTGGTTTTTCTACGGTTTTTCTTCCTTGCTCCCTTATGCTATCTTCCTTTACTCTCTTTGGTACTACTTTGGCATGTTTGTCATTGTTCTTGCCGTGCTCGGCAAAGATTCTAGGTTCCGTTTCGCGGACCCGTATAAAGTACCCGCTAACCAGATGTTGAGATCGGCTGCTCGTGGCTCTTATATCAGAGCGGGCCGCACGCCCGATGCGGTCCCCTCTCGGAGGGTTCTTGCTCCTAGTGCCCTTGGTCCTCCCCTTCAAGTGGATATGATTGAGGACTATAATCGACGTATGTTTATGTCGCGAGTGGCGGATGGAGATCCTTTCCCTGAGGGAATGGAGTCCTTTGTTTCCCAAGGGGAAGAGGGGGTGGACTTGACACAATCTCTGCTCTCGTATTTCCCCGGACTTGATTCTTTTGTCCGCGCTCATCCTTTTGCCTCTGCTATACTTACTTCTACTTGGCTGACCCGCACATATTATTCTTGCCGTTATCCCGCAGGGATTGTGGCCACCATTGCCGAGATCCTAGTTTATCTTGATTTGGCGGTGGACCCAACCATTGTCCCCGCTTTGGTAGACAAGATAGCCATTGATCCTTTGCTTGACGAGCCCCGTTCCAAGGGAGATTTCGTCTCTCAGGGGGTTTTAGATTGGCCTCAACAGGTTGCTGCCGGGATGTTCACTTTCGCAGGCGCTATCGTAGGCGTTGATCCTGGAGAGGAGGCCTTGCACGCCATGCGGGTTTCCCAGTTTGCCTCGAGTCGAGTCAAGGATTTGGTTGGCTTTATCGTCTTTGCGAAAAAACTCATAGACGCCCTTTCAGCGTACGTGAGATGGAAGATATTTGGGCCAACCGATTCCGAGAAACTCGGCGAGTACGTCAAGTGGTATGCTACCCAGGCTTCTGAGTTCGCCTTGGTGGACCCACAGACTCTCTCCCGCCCTCAGGCCGAACGCCTTCTTGACCTCTATGACATGGGCCATAGGCTTCGTCGTACTGCGATGCAGTGGCCTGAATCAGTGCGTAAGGAGTTCCTTTTGCCTATGGAGCGCTCTCTTGCCGAGTGCGGGAAAATACATACCACTCTGCTTGATTACGCTCGCCATAGTGGTGCTCGCCCTGAACCGGACGTGCGCTTCTTCATTGGAGCCCCTTCCACTATGAAGTCTTTGCTTACCTCTTTTCTCGCGGAGGTGGTGCTCATTCACCTTAATAATGGTATTTCAGACCCGTCCCTCGTGTATTATCATAATCCTGCCTTGGATCATATGGACGGATACCGTGCTTCCACTCTCGTGACTATATGTAACGATGCTTTCAATTTGACTGACGAGACTAGGGCGCAGAACGTTCTCGACTTTTTCATGAGCGTCATTGATCACGCAGAGCTCAACATAAAGATGGCTGCTATAGAGAATAAGGGCATGAAGTACAGGGCTCCTTCCCTGCTTGCTTCTTCCAACGTCAATATTCTCAAGTGGTTCCTGGCTGATGCGGGCTCTTCCCCCTGGCACATGGGTCTTTGTCCTGGTGGAGGAAAAATCGCTCCGGCTGTCGGTGACGTTAACGCCACCGGTAGGCGTTTTCAGAATGTCTACCTGGTGGAGCTCGCTAGCGAGTCTTCCAAAGCTCAACTTCTTGCTGCAGAACATACTGGACAGATCACGCTTGATTTGTTAGAGAGCGTGTACCGTATCACCCTCGTTGCTCAGGAAGCTAGAGTGGGAGAGAAACATGCCCTCTTTGCCAGGCGGGTCCCCGTTACTGTGCGGGAGATCGCCCGCGCTATGCTTTCGTCTCTTGATGCCAGGCGTAATCGTAAAGCAGTGCTAGGCCAAGCCATGACCATGCTGGCGAAAGATTTCGTCGGCAAGGGTCAGCCAGGTCCAACTACTGCTATGGCGGAGCTTGAGTCTATTTTCGTGCGCATTTCGTCTGGAATGAAGACTGTTGCTTCTGACGTCTCTGACACTGTTCGATCTCGTTTCGAAGAGGCTGGGGATCATCTTTCTCGGCTTCTCGATTCGTCTTCGTCTGCTCCTGTAGCTTTGCACGCCGCAAGTTCCGAGCCGCGTTCTAAACCGACTGGCGTCGCTTTTTCTTTGCTTGGCACCCCTTCCCCTTCCTCTCCGGAAACCTTTGTTAGCCAGAACAAGGTTTTCCTGACACCTGAGGAGGAAGAGGCTCTTAAAAGAGCGCGCGCTTCCCATCGGAAAGCTGGGGGCCTGCCTGAAAAACGTAAGTGGCTTTCTCAGCGCCAATTTAGGCGCGCTAGGCGAGCTCACGCTTATCGGATGTCCCACAGGCGATCTCGCCGCGACGATTCCGATGACGAAGATTTTGTTTCTCAGGGTTCCATTTTTGATACCCTCCACGACTATAATCAAGTCTTCGGCTTTGTTGGCAACGTTGTTGGCGTGACTCGCAAGGTTCGTGATTTTTGGCCTATTATCGTCTCAGGCGTTATTGGTGTTGTGGTCTTTCCCTTTGGATATTTTCTTATGGGTTACGCCGCCTTCTCCTCCCTTGTTTTTTCTCTGCTTGCCTCTAGTGCCTCTTGGCTAGCTTTGACTTGGAGGAGGGTCTACGCAAGACGTAAGTTATTTCTCAGCGTTATGGCAGCGTTGGTTGTAGTTCTTATTCTTATTGGTTTCGTGGCCTATGTTTGGAACACTCGTTCTGACGTAGTTTCCTCTTCCTATGATTCTAATGAGAGGAAAGCCCCCCCCAGTTCTAAACCTATACACACCTCTGCCGTTATGCGCCATATCGACACTCGGAAAGTAGATTCTTTCGTCCCCCAGGACGTTGACGTCCCTGATCCTAACGGTTTGAACATGGTTGCTGCCCTTTGCCGTTCTGGCTTGGGTTTGGTTACTAGTGTTAATGGCCGTATTCGGGGTACTCTTTTCGTCTGCGTTGGATACGAGTTGGCCTATGTCCCGGGCCATTTTTGGCGCAACGTGCCAGACCACGGAGAAGTGCAGTTCATGCTCCCCAATGGACACGTCAAGAACTTTTGGAAAAGAGAAATGGTTGAATATGCTCATTTGCCCTATAGCGATTCTGTGTACCTTAAGCACCCCTTTTTCCAATCCCGTTCCCGCGTTCCTAGTTTTATGACTTATGCCGAGATAGAAGAGGCTGTGTCAAAGAACACGCGTGCTGTGGTCCTAACTCTCGTTGAAGCAAATGGAGTGTATGTGCCTATGATGCGAGATGTTTCGAACCTCCACTGGGCCTACAATCATAAAGTGAATCAGTACGCGGATATACGCGCAAACCATCTTGTTGGGACTTCTGGAAGTCGGGATGGCGAATGCGGTTCCATTCTTTTGTTTCTTAGTCCCCATTTACGTACTGGGCGCTTCGCTGGACATTTGTTCGGCCGGACGCATACTACTGGTAGTGGCTTGCTTAACTACTTTCTCGTCATCTGCAAGGAAGATATGCAGGCCCTGGTTCCTACTGAGTCCGAATCTATGACCTCTCAGTGCTTGGACGAGGAGGTCGGTGATGGGATGCTGGCTTACTCTAGGACACATGGTCTACGCTTCCACGGGTTGGCTGCTCAGCCAGTCTTCCAGCCTGCGAAACAGGGTATCGTTCCTTCCCTGATTTATTCTTTTCTGCTCCAGCGTTATGGCCCTCCCACCACTCGCCCCACTGTTTGCACTTCAGATTTCAGAGGCGTAGAATACGGGATGTCTAAATGGCGTCGGGCCAAACCTGACTTGCCTCTTACTGCGTGTCACGACGTTCTTGGTCATATTTGGCACAGGTGGCCTGCCCCGAAATTGACCTCTATCCTCTCCCTTCAGGAGAGTATTGAGGGCAAGGAAGGCTACCATATTTTGCCTATTCGCCAGGCATCAGGGCCAGGGTATGGCTTTGACGGCAAGAAGGGCAAGTTCCCTTTTCTTGATCGCAAGAATGGTCCTGACGAGCCTCGCGTTCCAAGCAAAGCTCTAATGGAGAGTATGGAGCGCCGCTTGCAAGACGCAGCTCGTGGTTCGGGGTGGTGTCCGTCTGAAACCTACCAGAAGAACGAGCGGCTCTCCAAGGAGAAATTTCAAAACCGCCTTACGGATGCGGTGCGCATAAACGATCAGATCCTTGAGCGTTCTCTTTTTGCTCCGTGGTTGGACATGATGCGCCGTCTTTGTCCAGACGGGCCTTGTATGGTGGGATTCAACCCTTTTAGCCTGCATTGGCATCACATGGAAGTGTCGGGGGCGCACGATAACATCATCGCCCTAGATATATCCGGGTTTGACATCTCGGTCTTACGCGCGGTTCTGATCTACGTTTGTTCTGAGATCATTTCTTGGTTCCGCTCTCATATTGGAGATGGTTTAAACTGGCTCAGATGGAATTTCCTATGGTGTTCGGTTGTATACCACTTCCATGTAGTGATGAATATGCTGCTATCTAGGGATGGAGTTTCGTCCGGCTGTATTTTCACTGCAGAGATAAATTCCCTAGTTTGCGAAGTCCTGTTTCGCATGGCGTTCTACTACCTACTCCGGCCTTCTATGTCTCATGACGAGGCCTTGGCTGGAGCCCACCGAGTTGTGTTCTTCAGCTACGGTGACGATGCGAGGGCTTACGTTCCAAGCGATCTTTCTAATCTCATCGACAACGAATCTGTTGCTCGTGTCCTTTATGAGAAGTTTGGCATGGTCGCCACACCCTCGCACGATAAAAATGCTCCCTTGTCAAAATGGCCACCTCAGGGTCGAGCCGTGTTCTTGAAGAGAACACGAGTGAAGCTTGAGTCTTTCTGGTTTGGAGCCTTTCCTATGGACCAGTGTGTTGAAATAGCGCGCTGGATTACCAA